TGCAAAGCATGTCGCCAACCATTTAGAGCGTGCGCAAAATTTTCATAGTATCGAAATCCGCAATACCTCGTACATTATCACTGTACTGATTTTGCACATCGGTAATGGTCTTAGTCTGAAATTGTCTGATGTATTCTCTCAGACCCTGATAAGTATATTCCAGATTATACTTATCTTTACCGTATACCCACTTAACGAACTCAGCGAATAATGGGTGCCATTTACAATTTTCCAATATCGCGATAGTTCGAATGGAGAAGTAATCAGCGCCTCTAATCTGCTCCATATTAGTCCAGCGCTCCATGTGGATAATCCTGTTTAACGCTCTATAAACAGGGTAAACTCCTCGGTGGATGCCATCTACGATATAGTCAGGGCTGTATAACCTTTGGAGATAGATTACTTCTTTATCACTCTCAAATGTCTTCTCATCATTGAGCGTTAAGCCGTACTCCTGATACACATCAATAATATCATTCTTCCGGAATGACGCCGGAAGGGACATAACGCCGTCATCTCCCATTACCTGGTTTCTTCGCTCAGTGATTTCTTTAACAGCGTTCTGAACTATAAGATGTACGTAAGAGCCCACGACAGAGGTAAACCAGCTGCCGCTTGGGATTCCATGTGGACCAGCATAAATTCCATCAGGCGTGCAAATCCCAATATTAGCAAAATTATGGCTAATAGCTGCAATATCATTATCAATTGCATCCTGGGTCTGGAAGCATCCTGAGATGTATTCAAAGACCTTTCCACAGATTGCGGGACTGACCGATTGATCAAACCCACTAAAGTCTTCACTATAGACCACATCGCTTTGCTCCTTCGTATATAATATCTTCGATACAGCTTCATCCACCGCATCTGGGCCACTATAGGCTGCGACACAAGGGTGATGCCTAAATTTATCGAAGAAAGGAAGGAAGTACTGGCCTTCTAAAGCCAACGCACCAATAGGATAACCCCATACGTCTCGGGTCTTCCGTCCTTCCTGCGTTCTAGTGAATAGAACTGCTGGCCAATCTTCGAGTTCGACCGGCATGTTGCGGTCAAGAACTATCCCTTTACGTAGAAGATAAGGCAGTCCACTAGATGTAGAACGCTTCATAGCATCCAGTGACCTCGAATGTGATACAGGCCTCAATTGACCACGTCCTGGTAAATCAATTGGATTGTCGAATTCAACCGCGGTAGATTGAATGTTGAATGACTTCAGGAGATTCTCTTTCCGCTCCGACCACGGAACTTGAATCGATCGTGCACCGAATTTGGACTTCTGTGCAGCCTCTATCTCTTTCAAGGTTACATTCAACAGATGTAGATTTGGGTTCACCACCTCTTCGGTGAAATGTTCCAGGACTTCACCCGCGTCGACCTCACGCTGGAATGGCGTGCGCAGCACTAGTTCCTTGCCCTCCTCAACATCTTTTACAATGTGGGACAAGCGTCTTGCAGCTTCGTCAGACAATTTTGAATACACTTCCTGCAACGGTTGTGCCTTTTGCATTGAATTTTGCTCCTTTC